GTTGGTAATATGGTATATACACCAAATGGAAAAAGAAAAATAGGAGAACTTAAGGTTAATGATTATGTAATAGGATCAGATGGTAAAAAAACTAAAGTTACAGGTGTATATCCACAAGGCAAAAAAGAATTATATAGAATTTCTTTTAATGACGGATTTAGTGTCTTAACATGTAAAGAACATTTGTGGAAAGTTTATCCTAATACTATGGATAAAAAGGACGGACATGTTTTAAGTGTAGAACAAATGCTAGATGTAAATGGAATTATTGATAGCAATGGTATAGGTAGAAACGCACTTAAAAAATATAAAACATCAACTTATTATAAGAATAAATATGGTTGTAAATGGAGAATACCAATTGTAGAACCTATTGTGTTTAAAGATGTTAATTTACCATTAGATCCTTATTTTTTAGGATTATTATTAGGTGATGGTGGACTTACAACAAGAGCTATAAGATATGCTAGTGCTGATCAAGAATTAATAAATTATATAAGTGATATTTTACCTGAAGATATTTCTATAAAAAAAGTATCAGCATATGATCATAAGATATCTGCGTGTTTACATAGAAATAGTATAACACAAAAATTAAGAATGTTGGGTGTAATGGGAAAAGGTGCAAAAGATAAGTTTATACCTGAAATATATAAAATAGCATCAATAAACGATAGATTACGCATTTTACAAGGACTTATGGATACCGATGGTTATTGTGGTAATCATGGTGCTGAATTTTATTCTATATCAAGAACATTAGCTTATGATGTTGTAGATTTAGTTCATTCACTTGGTGGAGTAGCTAGAATAAGAAAAAAAATAACTAATAGAAAAGTAAGAAATGGAGTTGGGTTTGTTTATATAGTTAGAGTAAATTTACCACCTCAATTTAATCCTTTTAAATTAACGAGGAAATCTTCTAAATATTATAAACCTTATAAATTTAGTAGATATATTTCTGACATTTCTTTTGAAAGAATAGATGATGCAGTGTGTATTTCAGTTGAAAACAAAGATTCATTATATGTAACTGAAAATGCTATTGTCACTCATAATACAACAACCAGTGACTCTCTTTGTAGCATATTCATCTATAAAAATCCTACAGAAGTAATTAAAGATGAAGGAAATGGGAATGTAAAATCACATTTTGAACGAGATGGTATTGTTGCTTCATGGTGTGGTAGATTTGATGATTTGCAAAAAACTCATGAAAGACTAGAATTATTAATAGAATGGTATAATGCTTGGACATTATGTGAAAATAACGTGAGTTTGTTCATACAATATATGATTAGTAAAAGAAAACAGAAGTATCTTGTACCAAAAGATCAGATTCCTTTTCTTAAAGAATTGTCTTCTAATGCTAATGTATTCTCTACATATGGGTGGAAAAACACAGGAACATTGTTTAAAACCCACCTTATTTCTTATGGTATACAATATTTACAAGAAGAAATAGATGCTCAAACAGATGAAAATGGGGAAGTGATTAAACGACATTATGGTGTAGAAAGAATTCCAGATCCAATGTTATTAGAAGAAATGAAGCAATATCAACCTGGTTTAAACGTGGATAGGTTAGTTTCATTTTGTGCACTTGTAGCATTTGCACAAATCCAGCAAAACAACAGAGGAAGGACTACAAGAGTAGAAATATCAAATGATAAATTGGAAAATACACAAAAATTAAGTAAATTATCAGTAAGGAGTCCCTTTAGACATATGGGTATGAATTCAAACATTTCAGGTTTGGTTAATAAAAACAGAAGTTTATTTAAAAATATTAAATAATGCAAATATATAACGCGCTTGACCTCAAAGCTGGCAAGAAGGTAGAATACAATAAAATGGGCACATTGATGCAGCCCGTTCAATTTCTGCCTGAAGTTGAAAAAGATGATGAGTGGAGAGCATGGAATTTAGATTGGTTGGAATGGCAGGGTATGCGTCAATTAAGACGTAATGCTGTGCGTTTATTAAAAAACTACAAATTAGCTAAAGGTATTATTGACAAAACTGATTACATTGTAGAAGAAGATAATCCTAATGCAGAGCTTATTGACATTCTTACAAAAGAAGATAAGACGGCTCTTGAACTTAAATTCTACCCAATTGTTCCCAATGTAATTAATGTTTTATGTTCTGAGTTTAGTAAGAGAGCGTCTAAAATTATGTTTAGGACAGTGGATGAATTGTCTTATAATGAGATGTTAGAGGAAAAAAAGAACATGATAGAAGAGGTGCTTATGCAAAAAGCACAAGCTAAAATGTTTAATAAGCTTATAAGTATGGGAGTTGATCCCAACTCAGAAGAATTTCAACAGGAAATGTCTCCTGAAAAATTAAAATCACTTCCAGAAATTGAAGGTTTTTTTAGAAAAGATTACAGAAATATTTATGAAGAATGGGCAACCCACCAACATCAAGTGGATGTAGAAAGATTTCACATGGATGAATTGGAAGAAAGAGGTTTCCGAGATATGCTTATTACAGATAGAGAATTCTGGCATTTTAGAATGATGGACGATGATTATGAAATTGAGCTTTGGAATCCTGTACAAGTGTTCTATCATAAATCTGCATCTGCAAGATATATATCTGAAGCTCATTGGATTGGTATGATTGATCTACTCACTGTAGCAGATGTTATAGATAAGTTTGGGTGGATGATGAATGAAGAACAGCTTAAAGCCTTAGAAGTTATTTATCCTGTAAGATCTGCTGGATATGCTCTACCCGGTATGCAAAATGATGGATCTTACTATGATCCAACAAGATCACATGATTGGAACACTCAAATGCCTGGTCTTGCATATAGGCAGTTTATGAGTACATATGACAATACAAGATGGAGCGGTGATGTTATTCAAATGATTTTAAATGAATCTGAAGATTTATTAGATTGGGGTAATGCACACTTATTGCGTTGTACAACGGTGTATTGGAAGTCACAAAGACGTGTTGGACACCTTACAAAAATTACCGAATTAGGTGAAATGATTCAAGATATTGTATCTGAAAGTTACAAAATCACAGACAAGCCACTATATGATACAAGTTTATATAAGCAAAAAACAAAAGACAATTTAGTATTTGGTGAACATATTGATTGGATATGGATTAATGAAGTTTGGGGTGGTATTAAGATTGGACCAAACAGACCTTCTTTCTGGGGTATGAATAATCCTGGAGGTTTTAATCCTATTTATTTAGGACTTAATGGTGGTAAGCCAGGTAAAATTCCTTTTCAATTTAAAGGTGATACATCATTATATGGATGTAAACCCCCTGTAGAAGGTGCTGTATTCTCTGATAGAAATACAAGATCTGTATCTATGGTGGATCTTATGAAACCGTTTCAAATTGGTTATAATATTGTTAATAATCAAATTGCAGATATTTTAGTGGATGAATTAGGTACAGTGATTATGTTTGATCAGAACGCCCTACCCAGACATTCAATGGGAGAAGATTGGGGAAAGAACAATTTAGCAAATGCATATGTTGCTATGAAAAACTTCCAGATGTTACCTTTAGATACATCTATAACTAACACTGAAAATGCTTTAAACTTTCAACACTATCAAGTGCTAAACTTAGAACAAACCCAGCGTTTAATGTCAAGGATTCAACTTGCTAATTATTTTAAAAATCAAGCATTTGAAGTGATTGGTATTAATCCTCAACGTATGGGTCAGCAGATTGCACAACAAACGGCTACAGGTGTAGAACAAGCATTAAACGCATCATACAATCAAACTGAAGTGTATTTTGTACAACATAGTGATAATTTAATGCCAAGAGTGCATCAGATGAGAACTGAACTTGCACAATATTATAATTCTACAAAACCATCTATAAGACTGCAATATATTACAGCTGCTGATGAAAAGGTTAATTTTCAGATTAATGGTACAGATCTTTTAATGAGAGATCTTAATATATTCTGTACCACTAAGACTAATTCCAGATCTGTAATGGAGCAACTTAAATCCTTAGCACTTAATAACAATACAACAGGTGCTAGTATTTATGATCTTGGAAATATTATTAAAGCTGAATCTATTGCTGAACTTACAGGTGTTCTGAAAAAGTCTGAAGAAAAAACAAATGCACTTAGACAACAACAGCAACAACATGAGCAGGAATTGCAACAACAGCAGCAACAAGCTATAATGGAACAAGAAAGATTGAAACAACAATTTATTGCTGAAGAAAAAGATAAGGACAGACAAGCAAGAATACTTGAAGCTGAAATTAGAGCTGCTGGTATGGGAGCTGCTGTTGATATTAACCAAAATGCTATGTCTGATTATCAAGATGCTTTAGCTAAGATTCAACAGCAACAAAACTATACAGATACAACAAATTTTAAGAGAGAACAAGAAGTTAATAAAACAAGATTTAATGAACAAAAGTTAGATATTGAAAGACAAAGACTTCAAACACAACAAGAAATAGCTAATAAACAATTAGAAATAGCTAGAACAAACAAAAATAAATATGACGTTAAATCTTCTAAGAAATAAAATGAATTCTTAAAACATTAAATAAAAATTATAGCTCTATTATCCATTGGAATTTTTAACAATAACACTTTATTTTAAATCTTTAGAGTTTAATTCGTATATTATAATTGTAAATAAACCAATAATTACATGGAAACCAATAACACAATTACAGATGTAAACACATCTGTAGAAAAAGTAGATCTTGACATTGATAGCTGGCTTGGTGCGCCTGGTGCAGATAACATCATCACTTCTGCTACTAGTACAAAAGAAAATACTACATCAGATGAAAAACCCAGCATTTTTAGTAATGCAGCCACTGATGTTTCTTTTTTAGATGAAGAAGAAGTAAAGTCTGATGTTATCGAAACAGTAAACAATATTCTTGATGAAGAAATTCGTTCTGAAGAAGAACAAGGAGAAGAATTTACTAAAATAGGAAGACCTAAAACAGATAAATCATCTCTTATAGGTTTTCTTAAAAAAAGAATTGAGTCTAAAGAAATGTTTGCCTTTGATGATTATGATGATGAAAAACAATCTTTAGATGATTATCTTAGCTCTTTGACTGAAAAGGATGTAGATGAACTTTGGCAAGCTAATATTAGCAATATTAAACAAGAAGTTGCATCACATACTCCTGCTGAATTTTTCCAAAGTTTACCTGAAGAACTTCAATATGCTGCAAAATATGTTGCAGATGGAGGGCAAGACTTAAAAGGTTTGTTTCAAGCATTGGCACAAGTTGAACAAGTGAGAGAACTTAATCCTGAAGCTGATACGGATCAGGAAGCAATTGTTCGTTCTTATTTACAAGCAACTAATTTTGGTGATAATGATGAAATTGAAGAAGAACTTAATAACTGGAAAGATTTAGGACAGCTTGAAAAGAAAGCAAAACAGTTTAAACCTAAGCTTGATGTTATGCAAGAAGAAATGGTGCAAGCAAAAATTGCTCAACAAGAAATGATGAGACAACAACAAGAACAAGCTGCTGAAGCATATGTTCAAAATGTTTTTGAAACATTACGTCCTGGAGAATTAAATGGTGTAAAACTTGATAAAAAAGTTCAAGCATTTCTTTATAACGGACTTACACAACCTCAATATCCTTCTATTAATGGTAATCCTACTAACTTGTTAGGACATCTGTTAGAGAAATACCAATATGTTGAGCCAAGATATGATCTTATTGCAGAAGCTTTATGGTTGCTTTCTAATCCTGATGATTATAGAGCAACATTGATGAGACAGGGTAAGAATCAAGCAGTCGAACAAACTGTAAGGCAATTAAAAACTGAACAATCAAGAAATAAGGCAACTTCTACAGTAAATACAACTCCTTCTGAACAAACAAGAAAAATTCCAAGACAAACAAATATTTTTAAACGATAATTATTCAATAACAATTAAAATTCAATAACAATGGCAACACCAGTTTTAAACAATGGTATATTCCTGCGTGATAACAACTATAAAACTAGTTCTCACGTGGATTCATACCATATGACAAACATGCTGAAATCAGCAGAACCTATGGACCTTGGTCCCGTAGATCTTTGGGCTATGACTCAAAAAGTCGAAATGCCCCTCTATCAAATGTCCTCATTTGGTGGTAAAAATGTAATCATGGTAGATAATGCACGTGGAGAATACAAATGGCAAATTCCAGTTGCACAAGATCTTCCTTATTTAACAGAAGAATTATTTGTAACCAATAATGGTTCAACAAGTTCAACTTATGGTGCTGATGGTACTACTTTTAAAATACGTTTAAACAAGCGTACATTTGGACATGGTGATATTATCACTTATGACAAATATAACGGTGTTGAAATGTACATCACTGCTGATGACATTGTTCCTGCTGGTGATTCTTTTGTTTACACTGTACAAATTGTAAACAATGATAATACCAAAGCTATTACTCAAAATGTATCTAATCCTTTTAAAACAGGTGCTAAAGTATTCCGTAAAGGTTCTGCACGTGGAGAATATGGTGAGCGTTTTTCAGATATTGGAGATGTTCGTTCTGGATTTCGTGAATTCTACAACTTTGTAGGAGGTGCTGAAGCTCACGTTCATTATAGTATTAGCTCTAAAGCTGATATGATGATGAAAGGTGGTATGAAAGCTGATGGTACAGTTCCTGTAATTGAGTTGTGGCGTAACTTTGACAAGTCAATGGATCCATCAATCACTTCTCTTGAGAAAATGGCTGAGAAAATGGGACCTGATTATGTTAAAAAAGCATACCAATCTGGTCAACTTTCTCGCACTTTCTTAACTACTTTGGAAGCTGCTCACTTGAGCAAGATTGCTAATGACATTGAAACTTACCTTATGTGGGGTCAAGGAGGACGTTTGAAGCAAGATGGTCCAGATGATATCCGTTTATCTATTGGATTGTGGAAACAACTTGATAACTCTTACAAGCGTATCTACAATAAATCTAGCTTTGACTTAGATTTGTTCCGTGCTGAGATTTTCAACTTCTTTAATGGTAAAGTTGAATTCAAAGGACCAGATCCTCAACGTAGTCTTGTAGTACAAACAGGTATGGGCGGTATGAAACTTATCAATGAAGCAATTAAGAAAGATGCTGTTGCTTCTGGTATGGTGATTAATGCCCGTGAGGTTGGTGCTATTACTGGTCAAGGTATGGATTTGAATTTTGGATTTGCTTACACTCAGTATGTAATTCCATTCTTAGCAAATGTTAAGTTTGTCTTGAATCCAGCATTTGATAATGTACACACTAATGATATTGAAAATCCATTGATTGATGGTTTCCCGTTATCATCTTATAACTTCATCATCTTTGATATCACTGATAACACAAATGACAACATCTTCTTGTTGAAATTATCTTGGGATAATCAATTAAAATGGTTCTATCAAAATGGTACTATGGACTATATGGGTCGTACACAAGGATTCCAAAGTTCTGGTAACTTCAATGGATACCGTGTAATGATGTCACAAACAATGCCAGCAATTTGGGTGAAAGACCCAACTAAAGTGTTGAAAATTGTAATGAGAAACCCAATTACAGGTGGATCATTTTAGATAACTTGCAGATTTATAAGGGAGAGCAATTCTCCCTTATTTTTCTGCATATATAAACAATTTTTTATAACTTTATAAATTTAAAATAAAATGGCAAACATAAATAAATTTTCTCCCACATCTCCAGATACATTTCTGAAACAGGAGTCTGATATGGCCCTTGCAAAATTTGGTCATATTAATGCAATAGTAGATGCATATAATACATTAGATACAGCTGTAAGTGCAGCATTAAAACCAGTTGTAAATATAACAACTGCAACATATACAGCAACAGCTGCACAAAGTGGAGCTCAATTTACTGTAAATAAAGATGGTACAGTAATAACACTTCCTACACCAACTATTGGTTTAGTATATGAATTTTTTGTTAATACAACAGGTGCTGTTAAAATAACTACAAGCGGATCTACTATATTTTTAATTGGTACATTGGTATCTGGATTAGAAGCAACAACACCATCATCAACAGCTGGTCCTAAATTATTTACTGGAAATGGTACTTCGCATATATCTATTGATATGAATAAAACAACTACAGGTGGTATTGCTGGTACATATATTAAATTAGTTTGTTCTTCTGCAACATTATGGAATGCAACAGGAACTATTCTTGCTAGTGGAAATATTGCTACTCCATTTGCAATAACTTAATAAATTAATATAACATGAAAGGAAAAGGAAAAAAAGGTGGTAAGAAATCTTGCTAACTTTTAAAACAGAACCCCTACAAAGATAGCATCTTTGTATTCCCCAATATATGCCTATTTAAGAAGACTGGCAGCCTTCATTGGGGTCAACACTCACCAAACCAATAAATAAACCAAAACATGAGTACAATGACTATGGTGGAAATGTATCCACAAAACAAAAAATCTAAAATTGCAATTAGACCATTCTTTGATCCTAGAGTTGATAATATGGGATTGCAAAATTACGGGTTAGCTCTTTTTGACGGTGTCTTCCATGAAGAACAAATTGCTTGTTTAGAAATTAATGGTATCAAAAGATACTTGACAGGACTAAATGAATTTGCACCAGAACTTTATGATTTATCTGTAGAAGATAAAGAAGCTAAGATTAAACAAATTAGGAATGTAGTTTCCCAATTAGAGAAACAACTTAATTCTAATGTTGTTGATCCAACAGACAAAGAATTTTGGAATAAAGTTAAACTTCTTAAACCTGACAATTCGGAATTTTGGGATAAGATTAAATTGCGTTGCAGTAATGAACCTGTATTTTTAGACCCAACGTCTGATCCGTATGATCTTATTAAATTATATGCAATTGAATCTGGAGGATTTAGCATGATAGCTAAATCATTAGAAGAAGCTAAATCAATGAATAAACCTCCAAAGTTCTATTTAGATAAACTTGAAGAGACAGCTAACACTAATACAGAAATTAAAAAACTTCGTAATAAAGCTGCTTCTGAACTTCATAAGCTCTTTGATAAAAATCAAAATAAACTATTTTACATTGCTAAAATATTAGATGTAAATAGTGCACAATATAAGAAGTCTACTCCTAATGATATTATTTATGATAATATGGATAAATATATTACAGGAGAACTTGTTGATAAAGACAAGAAAAAAACAGCAGAAAGATTTTTAGATGTTTCTAGACTTGATATGGAAGTATTAAAAATTAGAGCAATGGTAAAAGATGCTACATTTTATAAAATAATTGCTACAAAAGCGGATGGATTTATTTATCATTTATCTTCAGCAACAATGATGGGAAGAAATGCTTCTGATGTAACAGAGTTTTTAAAGAATCCTCTTAATGAGCAAATTTTGATTGATATTCAAACGCAAGTGGAAAAATTTTGGAATCAATAAAATTTAAATAATGAATAACAATTTGCTACAAATAAAAATTAAACAGAGGTTAAACAAACTTTCTAGTTTAGATTATGATAATTTGGAGTGTTGGCAAATTGCTGAAGCTTTTAATAAAGCTCAGATAGAATGGGTGAGGAGACAACTTCACGGTAATAATAATTATAAAGAAGGTGATGAAACTTCTATAAGAAGAATAGATGATCTTCAAAAATTATTAACTACTGTTAATATTTCTGGATCTATGGTTAGTCAAATATATTATGAAGTTGATAATTTTCCAAGTGATTATTTAAAATTCAAAAGAGTTTCAATTAGAGGAAAAAATGACAAATGTCCAGATAGACCTTTTGTAGTTTATTTAGCAGAAGAATCTGATGTAGATCTTTTATTAGCAGATAAATTTTCTAAACCTTCATTTGAATGGGGTGAAACATTCTGTACATTAGTAGGAAATAAAATAAGAATATATACAAACGGTGATTTTCAAGTGATTAATCCTAAACTTAACTACTACAGAAAACCTGTAGAAGTTGAATTTTTAGGATGTATTGATTTGAATACAGGTAATACCATTACAGAAGATGTAACATCAGAATTTAAAGATGATATTGTAGAGCTTATATGTGATGAAGCTGCTTCAATTTTAGCTGGTGATATTGAAGCAATGTTACAATATCAAAGAAATGAAAAATCAGCAGAAAGAAATAATTAAAAATTAAATAATAAGTAAATGAAAACTATATCACGGACAAATATTTTTAGCAATGCTCCTGTTAAAAGTGCTGAATATCCTGAGACTTCTTCTACATCATCTCTTGAAAAAATGACTGCGGCATGTGTTACAGAATTAATGAATGCTGCTGTTAGTTTTCATAAACTTCATCTTAAAGTGACTGGTGTTGGATCTCACGCAGCTCATAAAGCTCTTAATGAATTATATGAAGTTCTTCCTGACCATGCTGACACTCTTGCTGAAGGATTTCAAGGTGCAAGTGAAAAATTGCTGGAATGTATAGACACAGCACCAAGAATGTTGTCTGATGTACCTTCTGCTATTGTTTATTTAAGAGAAATGCACACAATGGTTACCACATTGCAATCTAAGATGCCTTATTCTGAAATTGCAAATGACCTTGATAATATTAAAAGCACAATTAATTCAATTAAATATAAACTTATTTTCTTAAAATAAATTTGGAATATTTAAATCCATATTGTATATTATTTATATAAACATTTATTTATAACAATTAAAACTTAAAACTATGTATTTTAGTCACGCCTTTAAAATGTCCCTTTTAGGGACTAGTCCTTTTTCACCAAGCACTGCTACAGCAACATCTGCATTAACAGCTGGTCAAATTGGATTGTATAATAGTAGTTATGCCGCAGTTACTTATGCTGCTGCTGCAACTACACAACCTTTCTACATTGTACAAGGTTCTTATTACAAATCTAGTGGATATTCTGATACTATTGGAAGCCATGGTGGTTATCAAGAATCTGTAAAATCAAAGCTTATTAATCCAAAATATATTAGCCGTATTTTTTGGATTGGTGCTAAAGCTCCTGTACAACAGGTTGTTCAGATTCCTGTAAGTTGTGGTTTAACTTGCGACACCACTTATCGTCTTCGTGTAGATGTTAAAGGTAGTCCTGCTTTACGCTTCTTGTCTCACAACATTTATCGTGTGCTTGATAGCTACACTGGTTGTTGCAGTACAACTAACCCCACTTATGTAAAAGATCCTGTTGCCACTATTGTTGATTGGAAAGAGCAGATTAATTCTTCTGCTTATTTTAATCAAATGGTGCAAGCTAGAGCATTTGCTTTAAAAACAACCAATACGACTACTGCTGCTAATGCTACTGCTGTAAGTACTACTTCTGCTACATTTGTACCTTCTTCTTTCACTGGAATTTATGTAGGTCAGCGCGTTGTTGGTACCGGTATTCCTGTAAATGCTTATGTTACTACTGTAAATGGTACAACAAATATTACCATTACTTACCCGACACAAGCAACTGCACCTGCCGCTTCTGTATTTAATACTTTATCTATTAAATATTATAATGATCTTTATGGTGCTAACGGTGGTACTACCACTTTTTTCAATACGATTGTAGGCAATGCTGTACAACCCACTTATGTAGGTCAAGCTACTTATATTCCTGGAACTAACACTCAAGCTACTCCTACAGGTGTTGCTACTAGTGCTATTGTAGGTGCAACTGCTACTTTATCTGCTGCTACTGTAGGTGCTCATGTGTATACTCCTGCTGCTGATGCTGCTACATTTACTACTGATTGTTTCTTGGAATTAACTGCTGCTTATGTAGAAACTAAGTTTGGTAACAGCACTTTCACTGTTACTGACAACTATGATCTTGAGCCTCTTAAGATTATTGCTTCTGTAATGGATGATTCTGGTAATCCTTGTCTGACCACTTGTATTGGTTCTTCTCCGAACATTGGTGTTGCAGGTATTGCCACTGAAGTACAAGCTGCTCAACAAGCTCAAGGTGTTGGTGAAACTGTACTTCGTGATCTGATTCTTACTGGTAGATATCGTCAAGAAGCCTTTGGTGATGGTGTAAACATTGACACTTTCCGTATGAGGGAAATTGAAGCAAACCCTGGTGTACTTAATATGTTAAGTGTTGCAAACAGAAATGGTTTGTACAACAAGCTTTGCATACTTCACAATGTACCTCGTTGGAATAATCCTACTGGTGTATTTGATAATGATCAATACTTAATTGAAATTGCTGTTCCACAAGCAGTTGGATTAAGTTCTTTCTTTGCAAATACAACGACTAGTGCTGGTAAGCTTTCAACAATTACTAATAGTGGTTCATCTTTTATTGGTGACTATATCGCTTCTGCTGCAAATATTGCAAATGGTGCTTCTGGTGTTACAATATCAGCTGCTGCTGCTGTAGTTCCTGTTGAGATTTACTAATTAAATCTAATAAATAAAGAAA